AAATCTATTTTAAAGAATTTGGTAAATCATGATGAAGTAAAAGAAACAAAAGATATAACGGATACAACGGATACAACGGATACAACGGATACAACGGATACAACGGATACAACGGATACAAAAGACGTACATGATACAGAAGATAGTGATGATGAAGATATTGCAATTAAAAAACCATCTCAACCAGATACGCCTCAACCAAAATCAATCTTATCAACTGTGAAGAATGCATTAGATTCAGCTAAATTGAATTTGCAGACAATTCAATCTGAATTAAAAACAGATTCTGATGTTACTAAAAAAGATGCAGATACGTTACCACTTGTTGAATTAAATGATTGTGAATCATCTCAAGTTTCTGAATCACCTCAAGTTATTAATTTAGATGAAAAACCATCTGTATCATTTGCAAAATATAATACAATCTTCAGCAGTGAAAATCCAGATGAATCTAATATGGTTGAAGCAGATGATAAGTCTCCGGATCTTGAAATACTTGATACAGTTGGATCTGCATTAAATAACAATGATTTTGATCAACTTGATGATGATTCAGAAACTCTTGAAATGGATGATTATGAAGTACTTTCTTAAATAATGCTTTCTTATTTATTTTGTTTATCAATGCTTTTTAGTAGCGTTATTTATCAATGCTTATAACCGCGGTCACATCTTCTATTCTTTTCTCACATGAATTGAATAAATGATACCTGTATGGTTTCCGTGGATATTTGTTGGAGGTAGTCTGTTTATTGCATTAAGCTTTCTTGGATCAAAATATAAGAATAAAGAATACAGAAATATTCAATTTCTACAAGACTTTATCAGCGGATCCATTTTTGTTGCATTTGCAGGTGTATTGATGCCCGACTTATTTCCTACATTTGAAATGCCATCTATACCATCTATGCCTTTTTCATCTGGTTCCAATGATTTTGATCTGCAGATTGGACCGCCACGATTAATTGGAAGATAATACTAGATATGTCTACGACCATTTATGATTCATCCTTATTGACACAACGTCGTAAACAAAAAGCAGAATCAGGTGCTTATATTAATGCTGTTGCAAATAATACAAATACAGGGGTAACCTATACTAGACCACTTGGTATTCTTGATCAATCCATTATAAATAATATTAAATCTGGACAGATGGTTTATTACAGAAAATCAAATGGTATTATTGCTGCAGACAATGGATGCCCATGTGCTTTATTGCCTAATACAGTTGGTAATACGAATTAAATGTATTGTATCAATTTATTATTTATAATATAGAATATCATAAATAATAAATCTCGTATCTAAATCTTGTATCTAAATTCCCAATGAATATACTTTTTCATCTACATCCGATTTATAGCGAAATAGATCAAACATAGGTTTATACAATTGATCACGTGGGACTGCATTATGAACATCATGTGCGATATGAATATATAAATCAAATCCATCATATTTTTCATTACCCTCTTCATCTTCATAAATTGTTCGCCCTGCATCATCCACTGTCCACCCCCATAGTAAGTTATATAATTCTGATTTTGTTTCATATACTTTCCAGGATCCTTCTTGACTCATAATCTTCTTTCCTTTTTTCTTAGGAGGTACTTCTTCAAATAATCCATCAATTAAACTAATAGATAAACGACATAAATCAAATGACATATTGGGTTTTACTTTTGGTCGTGTAGCATCATAAAATGGACCAAAATTATATTGATCGCTTGCATCCTGATCGGGCCAATGATCATCTGAAATAAATTCTTTTTTACCTAAACGAAAAATAGATCGTCCAAAATCAATAATACTAAAGATTTTTCCATAGGTTGGAACTCTCCATAGATCACCCTCTTTTGTTTTATAAAACAAATAGGGTTTATCAGTAGATCGCCATAAAATATTATTAGAATGTAAATCATTGTGCGTAAAATGAATCGTACTTTGAAGAAATGTCAGAGCAGAAATAATTTGAAATAACCATGCAACCCATCGTTCTTCCCATGCGGCAGATCCATGCTTATGTCCATCAATTTCATCATCATCAATAAGAGTATCTAAAATTCCTTCTTGTGCTTCCTGTGCAATTGTAATAACAGGAATATTAGATAATTCTAATCCAATCTCAATAGGAATATCATCATCGTCATCCTCATCATCCTCTTCACTATCATCCTCACTATCACTATTATCATTATTAGAATCAACAGATGGTTCAGATAATTCATCTAAGGTAAGAGTATCAAGTGATACATCAGGAGGATCTGATGATTCTGTTTCAATATCTATTGCATCAGTTACATGTGTCATATCTGTCATATCTGTTACATCAGTTACATCTGTTACATTTTGTTTAATATCATCAAATGAAAACGAGGTAGCTGAATGAACAGATACAGAATCAGACTCCAAATCCAACGGATGTAATTCTTCATCATTTTCAAAAGGTGGTGTAATAATTTCATTATATAATTCTTCAGGCAAATCATCATTTACAACAATCTTCGCACGTTTTTCTGCAATTCCATCCCAAAACCATCTGCAATTACGATATGTATCATATTCATTTGAAATATTAAATTTATATTTCTTACTAATTCCTGTAAATGAACCATAAAATAAGACACAGTGTGGAGTTAGATCCATTTCACGAAACCGACTCAGTACAAAATTAAGTAAGTAATCAATATACGCTTGATTATTACGACTATGTACTTTTTGAATAATCTCTTTCCATTGATCGGTGGTTTGCGGAAGGAAAGGATGAGAAGGCGTTGCATATTTTTTACGGAGTACATCCATTGGATTTAGTAAATGAATAATTTTTGTATAGACTTCACATTGTTCTTGTTCTTTTGTGCCATGATTGATTCGTGTTGCTTTCCAGAAATTAGGTTTATGTTCATTCTGCCATTCACTAATTTGGTACATGGATGGAAGTTCTAGATTTAATTTGGACTGAACCTCTTCAGGATGAGGAAAGAATTCCAATATAGGATTGTACCGTTGAATATGATCCAAGGTATGAAATGATAATTTATCATTCTCTGAAACTATACATTCTCGGCATGTTTCTTTTTTAATAGACTTCACAATAGATAGCATCTTCTTCGTTCGTAGACTTATGTGTTGAAAAGAGTACGCATATGAAATATATTCTGTAATAGAATGGCACAGGGTGGTGTAAATGTAAATCTCCGGAAGTTTGTAATGAAATCAATTCCACAAGATGCAGTTGCTGTATTTATTGGACGACGTCGTACTGGTAAATCTACTCTGGTGCGTGATCTGCTCTTTCATCATCAAGAGTTACCGTTAGGATGTGTAATTTCAGGTACAGAAGAGTCAAACGGATTCTTTAAAAAGATCGTCCCTCCTATATTTATTCATGGAGAGTATAGTGCTATTATTTTAGCCAATTTTGTAAAACGCCAGAAATTGGTTATGGCACGTATCCAACAAGATGAAGGCCGTGGTATGAAATCCAATATTGATCCTCGTGCTTTCCTTATTCTTGATGATTGTATGTATGATGATTCATGGACCCATGATAAAAATATTCGCTACTTGTTCATGAACGGTCGGTGGCTCAAAGTATTTTTTATTATTACGATGCAGTTCCCTCTTGGTATTCAACCTGCTCTTCGTACCAATATTGATTATGTCTTTATTTTGAGAGAACCATATCTGAATAATCGTCGTCGTCTCTTTGAAAACTATGGATCTGCTTTTCCATCCTTTGAATTCTTCTGTCAAATGATGGATCAATGTACACAGAACTATGAATGTCTGGTCATTAATAACAATACACAGAGTAACAAATTGGAAGATACAATTTACTGGTACAAGGCCGAAGTGCATGGAGAATTTAAGATGGGTGCTCCTGAAATGTGGCGTCAATCTGAGATGATCTCACGTATTAAAGAAGAAGATGATGTTAACAATTTTGATCCGAGAGCAAATACTAAGTTACGTGGACCAGCTATTCATGTTCAAAAGAAATATTAAAGAAATATTAGATGAGATTGAATCGGTTGAGCTATATGATTATTGCATTGATTGTATTAATAGGCATACTCTATATAAACAATAGTGAAGGATTTAAAGATGCTATTCCAGCTTATTGTGGTTCTGCTGGATTTGTACCAAGTCCTGCTTTATTAAAACTATTTGGAATGAAAGAGAAAGATACACGAAGAGCATATACAGAAAGTGAATGTGCTAAAATAGAAGGTTCTACATATAAATATGGAGTATGTACTGTTGTAAAAGATGGTAAAACAATACAATGTTCTGAAACATGCAAAGAACTTAATAAAATACCAAGTCAGCCTCCTGAAGAATGTTATGTTGATAAAAAATTAATAGGGATTACCAATAAAGAATTTAAAATAAAAGGCGATAAAGTAATGACTTTTCCTGAAAATAGTATACGATTATATACAGTAAAAGAATGTGAATCATTAAATGGAAAACAGGATGTATCATTTTTAACTGGAATGAGTGATACAGACAGAAAAGAATTTATAGCAAAACATGGAAAAGGATATGGATTTTGTACAACTGACATAATGCATTCATTCACGTGTTATGCAGAACCTCCATCTGTAGCAGATGTTAAAAATAAAATAACTGGATTATTTTCCTAATTTGTAACTCGTAATTAAATATAAAATACTACTAGAATGCGTTTAAAACAACTCATTGTAATTGTACTTGTTATTATTATTTTATATGTTACTTGCGTAAAAAAGAGGGATGGATTTGTAGATGCAGGACGATGTGGTGTAGATTTACCGCGATGCATTGATGGACTACGGTGTATAAATGGATATTGTAAATCAGATGTTGCTCCTGTTCTTCCTTATTTTTCTGATCTACCTATTGTTCCAGATCGTCACTAGATTTGGCCATTAATAGATTTGGCCATTAATAAATTTGGTCATTAATAAAAACCTCTGTATTTGCTAGAAAATGAATAACTCAAAGGCAATGGGACTTGGAGCAATGCTTCTTTTTTTAGTAGTGGCGATTGTAGTTTTACCGATGATTGTGCGTTTTATTGATAAAATGGAACCACATTATGTATCAGGTTTTGAAAATATGGTCCAAAATGTAAATGTTCCTTCCAGTAATGATTCATATCGCCCTGATTCCAACACGGATTACATGTGCCGATCTCCTAATGGAACTGGACAGCCGTGCGACGAGGGTTCTTTTTGTGATGGAACGACTCAACAATGTGTTAAAAGCTATGTTGGAGGCTCTTCTGATGTAGGATACTTTTCTTAAATAAAATTATAGTTTTCTATATACATAAATACTTGATGATTTTTCCCATGTCATAGGAACATGATATTCTTTCCTATGAAATGCACTATGAAATGATAATTCAACCGAACAAGCAATAACTGTACCTTTTTTCACTTCTTGTTCTATTTTTTCAGAAAGTTGTTTATTCAATTGATCTGAAAAACAGAGATTTGATATAAATATCCAAGAAGCATCTTTTATAGAATAATCAAACATTGATCCACATATAAATTCAATACGTGATTGTACAGATTTTTTCAGTAAATGATATACTTTCATTGCTTTTTCATGTCGTTCTTTTACCAATTCAATCCCTTTTGATTTCATAGTTGGTATTAATTCTGCAACCATTGTTACAAATTTTCCAATACCCGATCCTAAATCATAAAATACCTTTGGTTCTTTCGGAGAATTGATATCCTCTTTTTGAAAGATTTCAATTAATCGTTCAATTCCTTTTAGTGTAATTTCACCGTATGTTGTTGCATATTTAGGATCATATGATGATTCAAGACCATATCCATTTAATCCTTTGTATATTTTCTTTATTTTTTTACGTGTCGTATTCTTTTTAGCATACATCTATGGTAGACGGATACTTTATGTTTATAATGGATTTATTCATATATATGAATATATACGCGTGTGTAATTCTGTAATCATTTGCTTAAGTTGTGTTTGAGTTGTAAATAATATATATGTAATAATAATACCACCTGATACTTCTTTTAATATTGAATAGTTGAAGCCATATATACCATCTAAAAAGAATGGCATACGTTTAATACCAATTCGCATAAAATAAAATAATACAGCAATGATTCCAAATATACCTCCAATTTCTACGACCAACTTAATAAATGATTTCTTTTTAGGATCTTTTTTAGATATAACTCTTTCTAAAAAGACAGATAATCCTGTTCCACATATAAAATATAAAAAAGATACAAAAAAAATAGATACTATTTTTACTATATAAAATCCAATCATCTACTATATTGTATATTTACTCCTTTGATTCATCCACTTTTTCCATAGTAGATTTACGCTGAAGTGCCAAATCACCCTGTGAACTAAACATATCACCAAATGCAGCGGACGCAGTCAAGGCAGATCCAGCAGTAGCAGGTTTAGCACCTTTGGTACGCTCCTCAAAGAACTTCTCGCGAGAATCCTCATTTTCCTTATATTTCTTCATCAGTGTATTCAACTGATCATTGTTATACTCCTGATCCTTGACCTCATTTGGACTCGGATCCCATGGTGTCCATTTACCAACTTCACCCATAAAAATATTATGATACTTATCTTTCGTCTGTAGTTTCTTTGCTTTCAACTCTGCTTCTTTCGTATTTCCATATACACCCCGAATCTTTACGCCACGCATGGAAGTACGAAACTCATTCAATTCATAAAATTCCTCTTCCAATTTCAATTTATGTTTAAACATAAACTCATCATATGCCTCTGCAATAGTCGTCTTTGTAATAGAATCTTGATTGGTTTTAACAAACTCAGTATAGTTCGTTAAAACAGATTGAACTGATAAACGATTTTTACGGCAAACGGCAGCTGCATCAAGTTGATCTGCTTTCTCTAGTATGCTTGCTTTTTCATCCAGTTCGTCATTTACACGTTTTACAGTATCAATCAAAAATTTCTCCAAATTCTTAACCTTCCAATCAACTTCATAGGATTCTACAAACTTCTTGAAGAAAAATACTTCTTTTTTATCCAGCACTTTCTCCGGACTAAGAAAACTCAATAACACGTATTTCTGGCCAGGGATCTCTGTGTCTTCGTCCAAAAAGTCTTCTACTACGTTTGATGATTGTGCCATCTTCTACAGCATTTTGTATGGTATGCTTTAAACTGATTTAGGGATTCAAACGAGTTATTTTCTTAGGATCAAATATAGAAATGATGGGCTACGGATTTGCTGAAATTGTTAACCGCGTTATTAAATACTTGATTGAGGGTCTCGTTATTGCCGCTGCCGCTATCTTCATCCCCAAGCGTGCTCTCCCCTTTGATGAGGTCGCTACACTCGCCGTCCTGGCCGCTGTCGTATTCGCTGTCCTGGATGCCGTCAGCCCCAGCATGGGTGTTACATCTAGACAAGGCGCCTCGTTGGGTCTAGGCTTCAAACTAGTCGGCTTCCCCATGTAAAAGTTACATTTAAATTTACCTATTTCTAAATGATTATTTTTCAGAATGTAACGTTCTAAAAACTAACCATAGTACCCCTCCTGCTTCATTTCCTAAATTTAGGGCTTTTTCAGAGGATTCCGCATTTTGCAATTTTCAATTCCAATACAATGGTTTCCATATATATCTTGACTTGATATGAAAACACATGTAGGTGGTTGATCTTGTAGCAATGTAATCTCTTCTTGTATAACTGTCTTCCAATCATATTTATCATACCATACATCCAACTGTGAAATATGAATAATAGAATATCCTTGTTCCATACATTTTTGAATCTTTTCTTTATCTTTTACCTGGACATTTTCAGGTGTATCCCAATTGGAAATTTGTATAAAATGTTGTTCTCCATCCAACTCAATTAATACTTTGTTAATGCCAAAATCAAATGGCATAATATGTCCTGTTTTAGAAAATTTGCACCACTCAAATCGTAGTTGTTTCCTGCATTCTGGATACTTGGAAAGAAATCCTAACATTTTTGCTTCTGATTTATTTTTGCAATAAGGACACCAATATCCAGTAAGGACATTGTATAGAATAGAATCAAATTCTGATGCACATTTATCACAATTAAAGATAGCACGTTGTTCAGAACCTTTAAAAACTTCACGTGGTTGTTTTGTATTTTTAGAACTCCAACAATTTACTTTTGGATGAGATGCAAATGATTTATTAAAACAAATATCACATTCTTGATCGCATAATTTATGATTTGAACAATATATACATGATCCTCCACGATTATAATAATGTGTAACGGTTGTTGTATATTCATGACTACATACCAAACAATCAAATATCATTTTTTTATTAGATTGTAAGAATACTTGACGTGGTTGCAAATCATTTTTACTAGACCATGCCTTTGATATAATATGAGATGCACATGACTTTTCAAAACAATATGTACAATCTTCTTCACATAACCGTTGATGAGTACAGTAAGGACAGTATGTTTCTTTTTTAATTGTATATAGCACAGTCTGAAAAGAATGATTGCAAGTAGTACAATCAAACCAGAATTTTCGTTCAGACCCCTTGCATGCCATTCGTGCAGATATTTCATTTTTAACAGACCATTGTGAAGCCATTGGTTGAGATGCAAATGATTTTGCATAACAGAATAGACAATCTTCTGCATCACATAATTTATCTTTATTGCAATAAGAACACCATTGTCCTGAATTTATATTATTTAACATTAATGTTAATTTATGACCGCATTCTTCGCAATCAAATATAAACTTTTTATTACTCTGTAAATGAACTTCTTCAGGTCTCTTTTCATTCTTATCGCTCCAGAACGCAGCTTTTGGATGAGAAGCAAATGATCGCTTATTGCATATATCGCATACACCACATAGCTTCTTAGAACTTGGAGAGCACATTATATTAAGTTCGGAGAGATTTGTTTAGGCGTTGGTCTTAAACTTATAGAAATAGAAGTGTCAATTTTATTCTATTCATAATTATAAATGTTATCGCATACATTTAAACATAATAGATCAAATAATAAAAAGAATCAAGCTAATCAAAATCATAATAGAACTAGAAATAAAAGTATGGCTCAACCTACGCTCACTCTTGAATTTGTATATCATCAATTGTTAGAAGTCATAAAGGACATTAAAAGTGATACTACGGCTCTTAAAACAGATGTCGCAGTTCTTAAAACAGATGTCGCAGTTCTTAAACATGACATGATTGGTGTAAAAAAAGATATCGCAGGTCTTAAAAATGATAGAGATGTTTTTTATAAGTATATGAAAAAAGAATCAAATATTCAAGAATTAGGTGATACTATTTTTATTAGTAAGTTATATTTATACAATCATCCGTCTAATAGTATATCTCATATTCCTATTAAAAAATTCTTTAATCGTAACGGAAAAGAGATAACAGATATAGATGGATTTTTATTAATAAGTGGCATACCTTTATATAACATATCTGTAAAAAATGAATTATTATCACGACATCCGTCTGCATCTGTATTTCAATCTACATTAAAATCAAATCGTACTACACATAATGAGTCAAATGTACCTGAATATATTTTAATTGAATCTAAACATTCATTAAATAAAAGAAAAGTGGATAAAAAAATACGTCAGTTATCTGAGATATATGATGTATTTTCAACAATTAAACAACAAGGTCAGTCTACACCTAAATATAAATCAATGATTAAATATATTACAGAATCTACACATTTATCAGTAGATTTATTAGATTTACCTATTAATCTAATCTTTGCATCTAATGACATTTCAGATGAACTAACCGAATATATTAACAGTATTTATCATGGATTAAATGAGGAAGAATATGATAGATTAACTCTACAGCTATTTATAAATGATCCATACATTATTGAAGAGATATCAGATATAATGCAAGATGATACAATTGTAAGACAAGATAAAGGTATACTTAAGAGAAAAGAATCAATGCATTTGATTAGAGAAGTATTTAAGAAACCTGAATTACAATCGTATTGTACAGAAAATATGAATGCATATCTAACACCATTTTCAGAAGTAGAAGATTTATTTAGAATTGTATATCATGGAATTGGTACATGTAGATATAATAGAGTTATATTTGAAAGATTATTTCCTAAATCTAAACTTAATACAAATGTCTAGCTCTTCAAAAACGAACAGAGTTGCCAGCGATTAATCATTCTATCTCGTTGTATTTCCATTTCTTCTTCAAACTGATTATCAATATCAAGATATTTATTATTAATCGTAATATACATTTCTGTTATATACTGACGTTCCTGTTCTAATTTCTGTAATGTATCTTTTAATATAATAGTCTGTTTTGTTTCCATTTGTAGTTTTACATTTATAATTTGATTCATGATATCTTTTAATTGATTCACAAGCATAATTTCTTCAAACTGTATTTTCTTTACTTCTGAAAAAACATTGATCGTATTTAATCGCGGATAGTTATGACGAATATCTTCAGGTAAAACAAATTGATTTGTCTCTTTGATTTCGCGAACATCGTTCTGTGTTTCATTAATTAGCTTTTCCAATTCTTTTGATGCTCCTTTAATAAACAGAATTTTACCTGAATTGAATTCTAACTTAGATTGAATTCTGTCAAATTTATATGCAGACACACGATGTGCTTCTGCTTTTGCATCTAGTTTTAAATAATTAATCAAATTAAGAAAGAAAAAATTAAGGGCATTTAATGAACTTACAATAAGTGCTCCATATTGATATTCTTTTAATGCAATACTAATAACAGAGCATATCGCAGTAATACAGATAGTAGGAAGCATTAAATAACTAAGACGTTGTTCACATAATGTTTTTGCCTCAATGTACAGAATTTTCTGACCTTTTAAATACATTGCTATAATATCACAAATCATAGAATCATTGCATTCATTTTTACTGTAATTTCCAGTTAATATTGTATCCATTGTTTTATATGTAAATAAAGATGGAGGAAGTGTTGAAAGAGTTGAAAGAGTTGGAGGAACAAATTCTGTAAGATCCTTAAGAGATACAGGTATTACTGGTTCTTCTGGGGGTAATGAACTATTTCTTGGTAAATTTGTAGGCACATTCTCTGATTCTGGTTTAATTATAATATTGAGCTCACTACGCTCACTACGATCACTCATTTATAAACTATAGTATAGTAGGTTTAGATGGGAAATATACATCCTTCTCATGTTGCCACGGTTCATGCATATGATCCTGGTTATAGTGTAAATAAATCATTAGAACAAACAGTACTTGAACGTGAAAAATACGAACGCGATGTAAAAGAATACAATCAAGCATTAAAAGAATATAAAGAAAGGCATCCCGAATGTAAGAAAGCATTTATTACATTAGATATGCATACAGTACCTGCCATTGCAAGTATACAAGATAAAGAAAAAAATAAAGCCGAATTGATTGCAAAACAGTTTGGACTCTAACTTTAACCACTCGTCCGAATATAATGCCATCCTTGATCCTGACAGATTAACTTCCAGGTCTTATCTTGCATATAGAGTTTATCACGATTTTTCAAAAGAGGAAAGCATGCTAAATATTCATCCATTTCCAGAAGTTCACAGAATTTATACAGAACATAACTATATGATAAGAAATTACGACGACCTTTAGGACAATGTTTCTTAAAAGAGGGTTGAATTTCACGAAACATATGACGTAGTTTCTCTTCGTTTTCTCGTGACATAAATGGAGCATTTTGACCATTCAGACGATTAATAATATGAGGGATATGTTCATAATATTTGGAGCATTTCATTTTACGCAGAATCTCACGGAGCTTTGTAGGTTTAAGCGTACTCATATTTGTAATTTGTTCGCGTTTTAATTGAAATAAAATGGCATCATAAATATCTTCAGGAATTTCTGTACTTTCTTTTGCTTGAAATTGAGCCAGCCATTCATTAAAATGATTGATCTTCTTATATGCATAATAACATACTTCACGAGGAGGATCTTTATAGGATGGTTTATCTGTATCTACCAAGAGTGCTTCTTGATGACCACATTTTGAACAGGTTATATGTGCTTCGTTTAAACAGATAATCATTTCTGCACAACATTTATCACAGATTGTCCACGAATCTTCATAATCATCAATTGTATTACGAACCATACTTGGATCTTCTAATTGCAGATACTCATTAAGCAATTGATTTCGCTGGAGTGTTTTTTGAACAGGTTTCACATCTGTCTTGTTTCCTTCTTCTTGAGCAACTTCTTCTAAAATAGCTAAAATAGATCCTGGTTTTGCTTTATTGGATGTTTGTGCATAATTTCCTTGTTGAATTTGATCTTGAATATCATAATAATTATATAAAATTGTTCCAGTACGAAGATAATAGTCCATCATATCTGAATCATCATCTACGGATTTTATTTTCTTTTCAAGGATTTCTGCATCACGTTCTAATCTCCATAGTTCGGTCGTGGAAGTTGTATCCGATATTTTTTGATGAAGTACGGCTAATTCTGTTTTTAAGATGTCAATGTTCTTTTTTTCCTCTATCATATCCTGAACATGTTGACTGTGAATAGCATCTAATGTTGTTCGTGCTTCTGGATTACTTCGCTTTGAATTTTTTACTTTAAAGAAGACACTCATCTAGTAAAGAGGTAGAGATTTGTTTTAAATTATATTTGTGCGTATAAAATAGAAATGGCTGCTCCTCGTGCTAATAATAATGCCCCCCCTCTTGCTGCATTAGGGCCTCAAATTGCAGCTCCTCGTACATTTGCAGAGCTATCTATTAATACATTAACTAACATAAAAAAAAATAGAAATGATAAAAAACCACATAATCCTCTTATAGCATCACATAAATATGCAACATTGTTTGGACCCCATGCAAATGGACCCCGTCCAAATGAACATAATTCAACAAAAGGTGGTCGCAAACGTACTCGCCGAGCCAAACGTTCTCGCAGAACTCGCCGACATCGCAAACATTAAATACTTTATATAAAGTAGATTTCTATCTATATTATAGAATAATGAGTATGTCAACTGGTTCTTTTATACCACATTATTTAACTCATAGTTATAAAAATAGAACAGTTAATCAACAGAAAAAATATAATAATTATGTAAAAAAAATGAAAGAACCATTAAGCGTTCCTTGGATTATTACAAGAAATCAAACTCCAAGAGAATTAAACATACTTAGAAAACTTCATACTGTTAATTCTGAAGAATTTAAAAAGTTATCAGCAGAATATTTTAATATAATAAATACAGAAAGAAAGCAACATGAGCATAATAAAAAAATGAATAAATCAAATAAATCAAATAACAACAATAACAACAATAAAACTAGAAAAGCTAAAAAAGCTAAATTATCACATTCAAGCTAAAATGCCAACACTTTCCCAAAATACATCCACAATACAACTCCAAATAGTGCTTTAGATATAATATCCAATATATTATAAGCAATATTCTTCTCTTCTTCTTCTAATATATATGCAATTCCATATCCTGTCCAGATCACCGCAAAAATAATAAATACAGCAAGAGAACATCCTTTTGGTATGGTATACATATACATGTATAGTAACATGGCTGCATAGAATACAAATCCTAATAAAAGACCTTTCATAGAAGAAATCATTTTACATTCACCCAGATATCCAAATAATAACATGAGCCAATTTAGGATAACAATAATACAGAAACATTTATAATCCACAGAGTTTAATTTTGTATTATAAAATAATACAATTGCCAATAAAATAAGTGGCGTAGTAATCATCCAATCCATATAGCGCGTCGGTATAATTTCTTCTAATTTGAATTGAGGCTGTTTCATTTTATCTAAAAATGTTCCATATACAATACCTGCAACAAGTGATACTGCGGTTTCAATATTCATAATATGACGCGTATTGATACATGATGTACGGAGAGCTTCAATTAATGTAATCGCAGTATATCCAAACAGAACAATATAAGTTGTCATAAAACTATTGTTCAGAAGATTGCCATATTTCAATACGGGTTTAGAATCTGAAGACATTCTATTTATATATTTATAATTTCTCAAACATAGAAAACATTTTCAATCCTTCTTTGAATAATGTAATATCTCCTAGAATCTTTTTTGCAAGTGTCTTTGTATTCTTTTTACTATATAATGAAAATGACCACAGACTTTCATTATATTTTTTCCATTGTTGATACTGTTTATGATCAGAGCAAATTGTTACATAGATATTATACAGTTCTTGCTTGTATTCTCTGTGTGTTTCTTTTGTTTCTCCATCAAAAATAAGTTTCATCCATTTTACAAAGCGATTCATCTGTAATAAATCTAGTTCACGTTCATCGTCTATTTCATGAATGATAGTTGGTTGCTGTACAGGTTTATTATAAGAGTACGCACTTGTAATCACAGATGATATAATGGGCCCTATATTGGTTACAATAAAATGCGTTGCTACTTGAACTGGAATTGACATTTCTTATAGCAATAGATTTTATTTCTAATCTAAGAAAAATGAAAACAGTAAAATTGTTATTACTCATATCACTGTTTATTACACTGATGTTATCACTATGCTATTTTGTCTATTGTTTTATGTATAACAGAAATGATTTACATACATGGCAGATGCCTATGTTATTTGCATTGTTTCTTGATTTTGTGCTGACGTATATACAATAATTATCCATAAAAGAGATAGAGTGTTGTTAAGATATCTTCTGGCTCTTCTCGGCACTCCTCTAGTTTCGTGATTAATATTTCAATTCTTCTTGACATTTCTTCGGTATTGATTTTTATCATTCCTGTGGGAGTATATCCAAAAGGTGATATATGCTTTATAGATTGTTCTGTGTATCCATCTGGATTAAAACGTAGGAAGATGACTTTTCGGAATCCCAAGTCGCTTGAACCCTCTATAGAGGGTTCAACTGAGTTAATGGACTCAAGTCCATTAATATCCTCATATAATGAAATCATTCGTTTCTGTTCACATGCATAATTGGCATGTCTGTTTTCATCCACTTCAATAATAAGACAATGTGATCCAAAATCAATAAAGAGATCAGGACGTTTTTTAGAACAACCTCCTTCAATTGTTTTATCAAATGCCATAGTCAATGTATCTTTATAGTGTGCTTTCAATGCGTCCATAACATAATGTTCTTTTAGTTTGAATTGTCGTGGGATTTTGACGTCTGGGTTCAATACACAGTAGCAACGGAAACAATAGGGTTTCCAACGGGAGCCAATAATGGATACATGGTTACAATGTTGACATCCACTTTCTGGAGTGCATATAATGCATGAACTTCGTCGTTTTTTATGTTCACAAACATGAATCCCGTCACATTCAACGCATTGATTTTTAAGTTTTTTGTGCTCACAAATATTATTTGAATCACATTTTACACAACAATATTTACTATTGCCATGTGAGCATATCTCCGTACCCTGACAATCTGCACATCTGCTTTTTCGTTTTTTATGCTCACAAATGTATTCACTTTCAGCACATTCGGTGCAATGATCTTTACGTTTCTTATGAATACATAGACTAGTCCCACCGCATTCCGCACATCTGCTTTTAATTTGCTTGTGAATGCAAATAGATCCTCCATTGCATTCAATACACCGTGATCTACGTTTAGAGTGCTGGCAAATTGAAGCCCCTTTGCATTCTACACATTGGCTTTTAATTTTTTTGTGAATACATACTCCAGTGCCACATTCTACGCACAATGCTTTGATTTTCTTATGAATACATACGCCAGTGCCACACTCTACACATTGACAAGCCTGTCGCCCATGTTCGCACTTTTTACGAATATATTTTGGTTTATCTGGTTGAACTTCTGTAGCCATTGTAATAGTAATATACTATATAAAATATAATTTTATATATTGTTTTAATTCTCAATATAGATTGTATATAATCAATTTTTAAACACTCCGACACATTTTTTGAATAAATTTTAAAAAATGTGTTTTCTCAGATTTTTTTTCTCTATACAATGTATAATTCATGACAGGAGGGGGGCTTATGCAATTGGTTGCCTACGGCGCACAGGATGTTTACCTTACTGGTAACCCGCAAATCACATTTTTTAAGGTTTAAGTCTGTAATTTTGGCCTTTAAAAGTAACTATTAAAGGTAGTTGCTAGTAGAAATACATATTTCTGCAACATTGTCAAATTGACGGGAACTGCTTAAAGACGTATAAAGTATATGCATACAATTATAAAATTGAAAGTATTATTTATCAATAAAAATAGCAAGTCTGCATTAAATGAGTAAAATCTGTACAGGATGTCGTATTGAAAAAGATGTAACTCTTTTCTCAAATGATAAAACAAAATCAGATGGAAAACAACGAAAATGCAAAGAATGTAAAGCTATACTTGATAAACAATATCGCGAATCCAATCTAGAAAAGATTAAAAAAACATCAATAAAATACTATCAAGAAAACAAAGAAGATATTAAAGAGAAAGTTAATATTTGGCGCCATGAAAATATAGAAAAATCCAATCAAACAAAAGCACTCTATTATCAAAATAATAGAGAAAAAATGGATTTAGCGAAGAAAGCATGGCACAATGAAAACAAAACTAAAATGCAAGCATGGGCAAATACATATATGAAAAATAAGTATCATACTGATATGAATTATAGAATTAAAACTATAATGAATAACCGTATACGAGACTATATTCATTGCAAAACAAAACCTACCCTAGAATTTCTAGGATGTTCTATGGAACATTTTAAGAAATGGATTGAATACCAGTTTGATGAACATATAAACTGGAATAATATGGGCAGTTATTGGCACTTTGATCATGTAAAACCGTGCTCTTCATTTGATTTATCAAATGAAAATGATATTTTAGAATGTTATCAATGGACAAATATTAGACCTATGGAGGCAACTCAAAATATGTCTAAAGGATCAAAATTTGATAGTATAATTATTGATAATCATAATAAGATTGTAGATTCATTTATTTCAATGAATATTGTATAAGTATATGGTGCACCAAGTTAGAATGGAAACGTTCTAATGGCCTAGAATAGGAAACTAGGGTATGGTAAAAGACACCCGTATATTTCGTATTTTTAATACGATAACGTAGCAAATCCGCAGCCAAGTCCTAAAGATCGTTATAGCGAGATCTATGGATGCTGTTCAGAGACTAAATGTCAATGGGCCTGATAAGTTCTAGCAAAACTTATATGACGGCTTAAGTTATAGTCCGCCCCCTTTGGAAACATAGGGGATTAAGTGCGTTTACAGACGACACACCAACTTTGCCATGGAGTCCATTGAGAACCCCTTCAACGGTGCTCCTAACTTCGGCAAGAAGGTTACCTGCACGATCCAGCGTAACGGTGATTTGATTCACCGCATGTACCTCCAGGCCACTTTGCCTCAGGTATCTCTGCAGCCCTCTGATGGCTCAGGTGCTCAGTTCCGTTGGCTCAACTGGATCGGTCACAACATTATCAACTACGTTGAGATTGAAATCGGTGGCCAGCGCATTGACAAGCACTATGGTGACTGGATGCACATCTGGAATGAGCTCACTCAGGAGCCTGGCAAGCAGGCTGGTTATGCCAAGATGGTCGGCAACGTTCCTGAGCTTACCAATTTGCTCTACCAGGGTGGCTCATCATGCGACAATGACTGCTATGGCGGTGAACCCCTCACGTCTGAGGTTGTCACCTCATGCGCCCCCATGTACACCTTGTACATCCCCCTCCAGTTCTGGTTCTGCCGCAATCCTGGTCTGGCTCTTCCCCTCATTGCCCTCCAGTACCATGAGGTCCGCATCAACATGGAGTTTGATTCCCTGAACAACTTGTGCTGGGACTACTCCAACTCCGCTGACCCCCACGCTATTCGTAACCGTGTTGGCCAGTGCGGTTTGGCCGCTGCCTCCCTCTACGTAGATTACATCTACCTGGACACGGATGAGCGTCGCAAGTTCGCCCAGGTCTCTCACGAGTACCTCATTGATGTCCTCCAGTTCACTGGCGGTGAGTCCATCACCTCCTCAGCCAACAAGCTGAAGTTGAACTTTAACCACCCTTGCAAGGAGTTGATCTGGGTTGTCCAGCGTGATTCGTACGTTTCATGCGATGACTCCGTTATCAACCCGTGGAAGGGTCAACAGCCCTTCAACTACTCTGACTGGTGGGACCGCTCCGTCTTGGAGTCTGGTTACTCCGTCACTCGTGTTGAAGGCATGGCTGGCAAGAACCCCACGGTTACTGCCTTGTTGCAGCTCAACGGCCATGACCGCTTCCAGGTTCGCGACGGCAACTACTTCAACTGGGTCCAGCCCTACCAACACCACACCAACATCCCCGCTGTTGGTATTAACGTTTACTCGTTCGCCCTCCAGCCTGAGCAACATCAGCCCAGTGGATCTTGTAACTTGTCCCGTATTGACAACACTACCCTGTTGTTGACGGTATCAAACAACGCTGTTGGCGCTAGCTTGTCATCCACCGTTCGCGTGTATGCAACTAACTACAACGTTTTAAGAATTATGAGCGGCATGGGTGGACTTGCGTACTCTAATTAATTGCGGTATCGCATATTTCATCAAAATATTTTTTATATATATCATATATCATATATTTATATTAATAATTTAATAGATTACCTTAATACTGTGGTAATCTATTAAATTAACATGTACTCTATTTATTTGCACTAATAAAAATTGAATCTAAAGATTCATAAAGATAATAAGATAAAATGGCACAATCAATTTGTAAAGCAATTGTTCATCAAGGACCGAGAAAGAATCAATCATGCGAAAGATCTCCGCAAGATAATGAATATTGCATATATCATCAACGAAATTATGAATATGAACAATATATAAAAGAAGGAAAAAATTTATGTGGAATGTTCTTTCGTGGATGCAATTCTGAATTATCACAAGAGGATACAGAGCAAAAATATAAAATATGTGCTCCATGCCGAAAAAAAAAATATAATAAAGGATTTCCGTGTCAATTTGAAAAATGTAAATTTTCAATCATAAATGAAGAAGATAAATATTGTAGAAAACATATTCGCCATTTAATAAATGATGATGCAAAAGAAAAAAAAATTATATATTGTGACATTTCTAGAGGATGTTTTCAACCTATCGTACATGGAACTAAATGTGATATATGTACTCAAGCTGAAAAAGATACAAATGCTACATATATTATAGCACTTCGTGAAAAGCATGATATGACAATGACATCAGATGTATCTATATTGCAAGAAAAACAAGAAAAAATAACAATTAGTGTTCAAGAACTATGGAGATGTGTCCAAAAAAATGCATACTCAAGAGCATTATTATTTACAATTTCAGAAATAGATTTTGAGAGATTAGTTATACAACCATGTTATTATTGTGGATTTCAATCAGTATCACGATTAAATGGTATTGATAGAATTGATAATAATAAAGGATATATATTACAAAATTGTATTACATGTTGTAAAATGTGTAATTTATTTAAAAATATGTTACATCCTATAGAATTTCTTGATAAAGTAAATGCAA